TCCATCATTTTGTCGCCACCAGCCAAGATCAGCCTGAACTGGCGTCAACTGGCCATGATCAGCCGAGACTGGAAACGATGGTGCCTGATCATGCCGGGTCACTAGCTGGACTTGTGGGGGACATGGCTAAGAAGGTGTTGCAGATTGATTTGATGCCGTGGCAACTGCATGCTCTTGAGGGGATGCTGGCGGTTGACGCTGATAACAAGTTTGTGCATCGCTCGAGCCTTGTGTCGGTTGCGCGTCAAAACGGCAAGACCACAATCATCCAAGCGCTCATTCTGTTTTGGCTTGTGGAAATGCCAAAAATACGTGGCGGTAAACAGACCGTCGTATCTGGCGCGCACAGACTTGATCTTGCGTGCTTGCTCTTTGATGATCTGTCACCAATCCTTGAGGAGTATTACGGCGCCAAGATCGTCAAGTCTTATGGCCGTTATCAGGCCACCATGCCTGACGGCAGCAAGTGGTGGGTCAAAGCATTGAAGCCGAACCAAGGTCACGGTATGAGCATTGATTTGGTAATCGTGGACGAACTATTTGACGTCAACCCTGACTCTGTTGAAGGCGGTCTGTTGCCGGCACAGCGCGCACGAAAAAACCCGTTGGCTTGCTTCTTCTCTACAGCTGGCACGGAAGAATCTGTGTTGTTTCAGCGTTGGCGTGAGGCTGGCATTCGAGCAATTGACAAAGGCGAACCGTCCACGATGTACATGGCGGAATGGTCGCCTGACCCAAGCCTTGACCCGCTGCATCCTGCGTCATGGGCGTGGGGTAATCCTGCACTCGGGTACACGTTGGACATGGACACAATCAAACAAGAGTCAACTAATCCTGATCGGGCATCGTTCTTGCGCGCATCTCTAAACCTTTGGGTAAGTGTTGTGCGCGGATGGATTGAGCCAGGGCGTTGGCCGTCATTGGAATACACGGGGGACATCCCTAGCGGTGGCGTTGTAGCAATTGAGTCTTCGCTGGATGATTCTCGTTATAGCGCGACCCGTTGCGTCAATCTGTCAGACGGGCGTGTGCTTGTCACCGTTGCATTTATCGCCGAGTCGATTACAGAGCTGTGGGACAACGTGCATGAACTCGCCAAAGACCCCACGATCAGGTTTGCCTTGTCGCCGACCGTGGACGCAACCTGCCCACCAAACATTGAGCGCCGCCGTGTCGTCGTGGGCTATGCAGAACTTGGACGATTTACACCGCTTGCCAAGAACATGATTGCCGAGGCACGACTACTTCACACAGGAGAAAAACTGTTAGCAGAACATGTCCAGCGCGCCGTTGCCGTTCGCACCGACAACACGATCGTGCTTTCGTCCAAGCGTTCGCCTGGGCCAATTGAGTTAGCCCGAACAATGGTTTGGGGAATTGGCATGTGTGCGCGACCAGTCCACTCAGGTAAACCCATGCTTGTCGCAGTAAATAACTAAGATGATCGCGGCGACCGCGCACCTTGCCTTTTGTCGGAATCGGATAAGTCATGCGCGGTTGCCACTTATATGACAAAGTAGGAACATGGCGATCTTTAACAAAACCCGTAAAGCAGCGATAAGCCCAGCGCCTAGCGTGGCAGCTGCGGTCGCTGGCGGTTACACAAGTAACGCGCAAGGCGTAAGCATGATCGGCCAGTATTACAGTTACCAAGAAGGCGAAGCGCGCAATCGCGCGATCAGCGTTCCAACGATCAACCGCGCTCGAGATTTGATGGCATCTGTCATTGGCTCAATGCCGTTGCGCTCATACAACGAGTTTTGGAACGGCGAAGAAATGGAAAGCATTTACATTGCGCCGCGTTCATGGTTGCGCCGACCAGACCCAACCGTGCCATATCAGTTCATCATGTCTTGGACTCTTGATGACCTCATGATGTTCGGTCGCGCGTTTTGGTACATCACCTCACGCACCGCTGACGGCTACCCTGCCACGTTCACTCGACTGCCTGCCGGCTCAATTACCACAACTGACATGGTTGGGCCAGTCTGGTTTGCACCGTCTAAAGAGGTTTACTTCAACGGCGGAATGCTAGACCCAACAAACCTCGTGCAATTCCTATCGCCAGCGCAAGGAATGATTTACTCGGCACCTGGCGCAATTGAGACCGCGCTAAAACTTGAAGCAGCACGCAACCGCAACGCATCGTCAAGCATCCCTGCAGGTGTACTGAAGCAGACAGGTGGCGAGCCACTTAGCGCGCAAGAACTTGCTGATTTGGCTAGCGCGTTTAACGCCGCTCGAGCAACTAATCAGACTGCAGCGCTTAACGAGTATTTGACATACACGGAAACAAACAGCACACCTGACAAAATGCTTTTAATTGAAGCATCGCAATATCAGGCGCTTGAAATGTCGCGTCTAGCAAACGTTCCACCGTATTTGGTGGGCGTTGCTACGGGCGCATACTCGTATCAATCAAGCCAGCAAGCACGCGCTGATCTTTACTTATTTGGCGTCAAGTTGTATGCCGATGCAATTGCAAGCGCGCTCTCAATGGACAACGTGCTACCGCGCGGAACTTATGTTGAGTTTGACGCAGATGAATATTTAGAAGAAAACTTTATGGCCGACCGCGCAGACGATGAAGTAATTGTTAGAGAAAACACACAAGAGGAGTTATCACAATGATCAAATTAATTGCAGGCGATTTTACGCTTGACGCCGCTAAAGGCGACGCACCACGACGCACTATCAGCGGAATTGCCGTTCCCTACAACGTGCCGGCAACGGTCTCGGATGGCACAGCTGTGATCTTCCGTCCAGGATCATTGTCGGTTGAGGGCAAAGCCCCACGTCTGTTTATGTACCACGACGCATCGATGCCAGTTGGCGTTGTGACCGAGCGCGTGGACACCGAGCAGGGAATGATGTTCAGCGCCAAGATCAGCGCAACGAGCCTTGGCAATGATGCCCTTGTTATGGCTATTGACGGCACCATTGATCAGGTCTCGGTTGGGGTGAATCCCGTCAAGTTCTCGTATGACGAAGAAGGAACAATGATTATTGAGTCAGCCGACTGGATGGAACTGTCCCTAGTTCCGATTGGCGCTTTTGGCGATGCCGCAAACATCACCAAGGTTGCAGCGAGCATCCACCAAGAGCCTGAAGAAGTAGTGTTAAATGAAGAAGTAACCCCAGTAGAGGAGAAACCACAAATGTCCGAAGTAAACGAAACCGCAGTCGAGGCAACCATTCCTACTGCACCAATTTTTGCACAAGCAAAGCGCAAGTTTGATTTGCCAACACCAGGCGAGTACATGGCAGCAATGCACATTGGCGGAGAAACTTTCCGCAACGTTGCAGCAGCCGCACGCGATTTTGCAATCTCAAAGCAGTCAGCACTTCAAGCAGCTGCAGGCGACGTGCTTACAACTGATACACCTGGTCTTTTGCCAGTACCAGTTCTAGGGCCAGTATTTGAAGACCTTAACTACATCCGTCCAGTAGTTGCAGCCGTTGGCGCTCGCGCAATGCCAGACGGTGGACAGCAAAAGACTTGGATTCGCCCAACGTGGACAACCCACACCAACGTAGGTTCACAATCACCCGAACTTTCTTCAGTAACAGCACGCACGCCAGTAATCGCGTCAAACGTTGTTACGAAGACCACACTTGCAGGCAGCGTAACCTTGTCAGTACAGGACATCGATTTCACTAGTCCCGCCGCAATGGAAATCATTTTGCGAGACCTCGCCGGGCAGTATCTCATTCAAAGCGACGCTGTAGCTTGTAATGCAATCCTCGCTGGCGATACCGCATCAGGTTCAACCTGGACTGTCACAGCAAACGACCCAACTTCGTTAATCGCAGCGCTGTACGACGCAGCAACCGACATTCTGCAAGCAACCAACTTCCTACCTGATCACATTTTTGTAAGCCCAGACGTATGGAAAAAAATGGGCAGTCAGTTGGACGCAAACAAACAACCTGTATTCCCGTACACCGGCGCAGCAGGATTGATGGGCGTAAACGGCCTCGGCACAGCAAACGTGACACAGATGAACACGTTTAACCCATTGGGTTTGAACCTTGTTGTAGATCGCGCGTTTTCCGATAACACCATGGTTGTGGCACGTGGCTCTGCGATAGAATTCTACGAGCAAATTCGTGGCATCATGTCAGTAGAAGTACCTGCAACCTTGGGTCGCACATTCTCCTACTACGGCTACGTCTCAACCTTTATCGCAGACGGCGATATGGTTAAGAACATCGCAATCGCTTAGTCGAGAGCGGAGCATCCGCTCATGGCAACATACACGGTTACCAACAAGTACCTAATTGACAACTTCGCCGTACTGCAACTCCTAACCCCATCGGAGATTGCAGTCGGCAGTTCAATCACGGTTGCAGGTGTTGACGCAACATTTAACGGCACCTACACGGTGCGCGCATTGCCACAGTATTTGTTTATTGGCATTGATACCGAAGGCGACCTGCTTTATGACTATCAGATACCAATTGCTGATCAGGTGCTATACGCCAAGACCGCAAGCGATGTCGTGCGTGTTGCAGCGTCTGGGACTGTCGCTAATGACCCTGTTTGCACATGGGTGACGGCCGCGCAGGTCATGTCTTACCTTGGCATCACGATCACCAACCCATCAGATGATTACACGTTGCTCACGCAGTCGGTTTCGGCTGGATGCCAGTTTGCATTTCGCAGAAGGCAGGAGTCAGGCTATATCGACTCCCTAACGACCTCTCCTGGCGGTGACGCAACATTGGGCACTTTGATGTATTGCGCCGCTCTGTGGCGCTCCAGAGGGTCAATAGAGGCAACCTACGCCACGTTTGACGGCATGGGTTCAGCACCACAGCAAAGCCTGACCCCGATCGTCAAGCAGCTGCTTGGCATCCCACGTCCAGCGGTTGCCTAATGTCGTACACCGACCTGTTCAACGAAGCAATTGATGATGTCACCGCAACGCTGACCGCGGTGACTGGGCTCCGTGTAATAAATGATGCAACCAAACTTGTTAGTAACTCGGTTTATTTAGACGCGCCAAACTTTACGACTTTTGCTGGCAACGGCAATGTGGTGCGCCTTGAGTTCCCAGTTAAAGTAATCGGTTCTGGGCCTGCAGGTCTGCCGGTGCTGCGTCAGATTCTTAGCATTGTTGCAACCGTGCTTGGCTCGTCAATCATTGTCATGGCTGGCCGTCCGTCAAGCCTTGAAATTGGTGGCGCGCTGTACCCGTGCTACGACCTTGATTGCGCTATCCAAGCCCAGACCGCATAATCCACAACTACCGAATACAAATCATCTACTATCAGATCAGAACTTAAGGAGCAAACATGCCAGCAT